TGGGAGGCGGGTCCATGCTGGGCGCCGGAGTCCGGGCCGGTGGAGCCGGGTCGGGTCTGGGCTTCGGCGGTGCCTGGACTGGCGGCGCCTCGTCGGACGCCACCCTCTCCCCATCGCCGGCGATCCACGTCGGCTTGATGGACACCATGTCCCAGAAGTAATCGGTTGAATATCTGCCGTCTTTGTTGGCCTTGAGGTTGCCTTGATTGATCGTGATGATGGCCGTGTCTCCAACGTCATGGGCCTCGATGGTCTCCCAGTCCTGACCGTATAACGTCAGGTCAAACTTGGAGCCGGGGAGCTTCCAGTCCACCACCATGGCCCAGCCGTCCCGGTTCTGCTGTTTGCCTTTGGATTGGATCGCGGCGGTGAAGTGATATTGACTCTCGATGGCGGTGGTCATCGGACCTCCCTCCGGGCGAACTTCAGCCGACCTCGACTCTCCGTCCGGGCGTTCTCAACTATGCGGAGAGCTTCGGCGCCGTACTTGGTCGCCAGACTCTTGACGGTCCCGGTCGCCCATTTGTCCGCGACCTTGACCTCCTCGGTGTGGGCCGGAGTCAGGCATTTCTTGAGGTCAACTTCGTTGAATATTTCCTTGAGCGGCCCGAAGGACATCTGGTCGTATCGGTACGATGTCTCCATCTCGCAGATGTAAGTCTCGGACGGGATGGAGGTCGCTTTCTTCTCCTCCATCCGGTGGATGGCGGTCATCTCCAGCCGGCCAAGTGTCGCCTTGAAGCCGTCCAGGACGGCCCCGATGTGTTCCATCTCAGCCAGGAGTTCATCGTCGGAAAGATGGGCGTGGGCCGCGCCGTAGTGGTTCTCTATCGTCTCCGAGGTTGTCATCCGTTCCTCCTTTTCTGGGCGATGTACGCCTCCAGGGCGACGAGTAGGTCTTTAACTTTGACGATCGGCATCGTCTGCATAGTTCCACCTCCTTATCGGTCGGCCCCGTCCTCTCGTCCGGCGGGGCTGTTTAGTAACCTGGGCGCCGGTGTCCTCCGGTGGCGCTGAACCTCCTACTGGCGCACCGGCGTCCAAGTCCTCCAACGTCAGAGCCTTCGGTCGGCCTCCCAACTTCCCACGCTCCTCCATCGACAAGGCTCCAACTTTGAGGCTGTTTAGATAGGCGGCGTTCCCGCCAGCCCTCGCCCTTGTCTGGGCGTTTGTTGTCATCACTCGGCCCGACCCGGCGCAATGGGGACACCGCTCCTCGGACTCCCGGTGCCACCGGCGTTTCGCGCTCTCGGATGCGCTCATAAAAGCGTCCCCTGCCGGTCGGTCGGCCACCATGTCACTTGAGGACGGCCCTGGAATTGACGGGCCATCCCGACGCCGACCTTCCCGGCGGCTTTGAGGTCTGAGAGTCTACGTTGGGCCGGGACATGGCCAAGGCCGGTCAGTTCTCCGATCTCCCCGGCGGTCAGGCCGGGACGGGTCTGGACAACGTCAAGGCACTTCTCGGACTGGGTCCGGCGCCGACCGGAATCGGTGACCTCCACCGCGCCGACATGAGAAGTCCAAGGGTCGGTCGTCCGGGCGATGGGCGTGGTCATGCGGTCGGCTTCCACATCAGGGCCGCGGACCCGCATCTCCCGCAATAGACCGGGATGTCGATGGGTATCAGCCGGACGGCGACCTTGCCGCAATCCAGGCATTCGACCAGGTGCATCCGGGAGGTCATTTACGACCGGACCAGCCGGTAGCTGGCGACGTCGATCTCCAGATCGCGGCACCAATTCTTGAATGTTCCGATGCTGACTCCCAGGTCCGCCGCGATCAAAACATCGGAGTTACGGCGTCCCCGGTATTGCTCCAAGGACGAGATCAGGATGTCTTTTATCTCCCGGTGGCGCTGGAGTTCTAACAGCTCCATCGTCGGTGTTTTCATGGGCCTCCTTTACCAATTCCCCTATATAAATCGTGCTTATATTTTACCAATGTCGGTTGTCATTGTCAATTGGTACAAGTACTATTACAAGCATTATTTAGACACTGTCACGCCTGATGGGAGTAGCCAGTTGGTAGAAGCGGGAGACACGGCGTCCGGGTTCCCCCAACGTCTCAAGGAAGCCCGGTTGGAAGCTGGACTCACCTTGACCGATGCAGCCCGGAGAGCTGGTATAGAACTGACCAGCGTCTGGCGTTACGAGGCCGGTCAGCGGGAGCCGATGGCCCACGTTGTCTACGCCCTGGCGAAGGTATACCGGCGCCCTGTGGAGTGGTTCTACGGAGAGGAGCTATCACCGGCGGCGGAAGCCTTGATTGAACTGGGGATGACCCATCCCGATGGGAGACCGATCAGCGTCCCGGTGGATACCGTCCGACCTATCAACGTCATCGGCGCCATCTCTGCCGGCGGGTTCGTGGAGTCATGGCAAGACGACCTGGGGACGATGGATGTCCCCGCCTCGGTCCTGGAGGCTTCACCGAGAGCTTTCGCCCTGCGGGTCAGCGGTAATTCCTTGGCGTCGGAGGGCATCTGGGACGGCGCGATGGTAGTGGTTGACCCGGACGCCCCGGTGGAAGACGGCAAGATATACGCGATCCGGAGGGATGGTGGGGAGATCGCCGCCAGGAGGCTATTCATCGTCGGGCGGCGGTTCAAGGTGGTGTCCGGAGATGGGGACGTTCTGGAGTTGACCCGCTCTCAGGTGACGGTCATCGGACGCATCCGGTGGTCATTCCGGGAGCATTAACGCGACCTCTGCCTATTTCATAAACAGGAGGGAGTCACCGGGTCGATCCGTGCCTGGAAGGGCCGGTTTTAGGTGGTTTTTGACATCCGGTCTGCGGAGGCAGAGGTCGTGGGTTCGAATCCCACCAAGCGTACCATTTCCTAAAATCGAGGCTTCCCAGGCACGAATCAGACGGCCTTTGTCCCCCGGTGGCGCTGAATGGATGACCGTCAAAAAGGTTCCTGACCTCTGCCTAGTCGTGACTGACCAACCTCTGCCTACCCGGGCAGAGGTCAAGCCGGTCGAGCCTGACCGCGACCTTGGCCTATCTTTAAGAGAGGCCAGCCGGGGCTTCATCATCTCGCTCAAGGCGTCCAATAGGTACTCCCCGGCCTACCTGGAAACCCTGTCCCGGTCCCTGGCGTTCCTTGCCCACCACGCCGAGGCTAACGGCTGGCCGGAGGTCGCCCGGATAACGGTCGGCCATATCGAAGAATACCTGACCGCCCTCCAGACCGCGCCCCGTTACGGGGAGGCCAGATTCGGGACGATCTCCCAGTCCTACATCGCCAGCCAGTACCGGCGGTTGAAGCGGTTCTTCAACTGGCTAGTCGAGCGGGACCATATCGACTCCAATCCCCTCCGGCTCATCCCCCATCCCCACATCGACGAGAAGGTCATCGCCACGGTCACCGACCAGGAGATCATCGACCTCCTCCGGCTCCTGGACCCGGCCATCGCCAGGACTCCCAAGGAGCGGTTCCGATTGATACGCAACCGGGCCGCGCTCTTGATGCTGGTGGACACTCCCGGACGGAAGGCCGAGCTGGGCGAGATCACGATGGACAACGTCACCGATGACGCCTCGGCGGTACTGGTCACCGGCAAGGGTAGGAAGCAACGCTGGATGCCACTCGGCCACTCGGCCCAGGCCGCGCTCTGGGACTATCTGAGCGTCCGCCAGTCGGAGTCGCCCAGCCTATGGGTGGACAATAACGGCGCCGGGATGTGGCCCGATTGGTTGAAGTCCATGCTGAAGCGCCTCGGCAAACGGGCCGGAGTCGCCAACCTCCACCCGCACCGCTTCCGCCACACATACGCGGTCAACGCCCTCCGGGCCGGGATGCCGGAGCGTATCCTCCAGCTTGCCGGCGGATGGAAGCGCATCCCCGACACCTACCTCCGGACGCTGGGCGCCGAGGATGTGGCGCGGGTCCACCGGGAGATCAGCCCCGCCGACAAGCTGACAAGCCAAAAGAAAAGCCCCCGGCAGGGCCGAGGGCTTGGTCGCGGTGGGCGGGGAGTGCTTTAGAGGTCGTCAGGCTTCTTCCTTTGTCAGCTTCTCGCATCCATGACAGACGCCGTAGCCTATCGGCTCCAGGATGATTATTCCCCCACAGTTGGGGCATTCACTGATCGGGAGTCCTTCCTCCTCGCAGAAGTCCTCCAGGAGACACCGGAGACACATTCCGCCCGTAGTCTCGTTGGAGGCTGGTTCATGTCGGCAGACCATCAACTCCCCCAATATCCTTTGCAAGTGTAGCATTGATGCTCACCATCATGGGCCAATGCCAGGAGGCAAAGATGGTCGCCATTACCTATTTCGCAAGCGGTTTTACTGGTCGATATATTGGCAAGCGATATGTCGAGCGGCAGGGGCCACGGCGTTGGATCACCTGACGCATCCCGATATGTGACCGTAGATTCCATCATCTCCTCCTTCTCCTTTAGATCGGGTCTGCTATAACGGGCGTGATCATGTACTCATGGAAGGGATCAGTGTGGCGTATCCGGTCCAGCACCTCCACGGCCTTGGCCCACTCAAAATAACCGCCTTCGGGCATTATGTTCTTAGGGAACCGGACCGGAACAAAGTCATCACACTGGTAAGGTTTGACCAATATGGCGTATCTCTCAGGTGCCATCTCTATACCTCCGCTTCCAGGGTTCTACGGTACAACCTGTCGGGTCGCATAATGATGGCTAACTGTTTCTGATAATGGTTCCAGTTTTGCTCACATGCCGTACAGCCGTCATTAGATGGCACTGAGTGGTATTGAGCGCTTCGTTGGGTCAGAAAATTCGTGATGGTTTGATGGATACGGCAAATCCTCACCCATTTACCGCCCTCTGGGTCACATCCTAAATCGTCCGCTGTCCCTATAACATATCGCTTGGTTTGGATAATCTTAGCCATGTGTTGTCCTCTATACCTCCGCTTCCAGGGCGGCGTCGATGCCGGGATATATCCTCTCGCCGGTCTTGACGGTGCCGGACCAAGTGGAGACGACCACCTGGCCCCACTGAGGCGTCAGGTCGGTAACATACCACCAAGTCGTCCCATCGGCCTCGGTGTATGCCTGTCCCGACTCCAGCCGCTTCCTGATGCGGAATGCTTTACGCTTCCGGGTCACCCAGAGCGTGGCCTTCTGGCGTGGGCGTCCTTTCGCTCCGGGGATGGTCGTGGCTAGACCTAGCTCCTGGAGTATCTGGTAGACCCGCCCACTGGTGACGCCGATGGTACGGGCTATCTGGGCGGCGTGGGCGTTGGGTTGCTCGGCCCGTATCGCCAGAACCTTGTCGCGGGTTGTCATCTAGTTCTCCTGCAATCCCATCGCCTTGCGAGACAATTCATCGTTAAGCCTGACAAATTCGGCCTCGATAACCGCCGCATAGTTGGAGCCATCGAAGTCTTCCCGATTGTCGAAGTATTCGCTATCCACGTATTCATCGTCAAAGTCGAAGTCCCAACCGTCGTTATCGGCTTCAACGAAACCGTTCTCTGATTGGGCGAGTCCAATGGTCAACGTCCAGCGTCCACGACAAACTCTGACGCACATGATGCCGCCGCCCGTATGCCAGACCTCGCCGTTCAGTTGGGTTGCTAGTGTTTCCAGTTCCATCTCGTTCCCTCCTTTTATTTACCCTTGGCCGGACTTGCCACCGGCTCTTGTGGGTTACGGCCCCGAAGGGCTGGCTCACCTTATTTGCTGATTGCCTCGACCCTGATGTCGATGTATCCGCAATGCTTCATCAGGTCGATGGTGTACTCGATGTCTTTGTCGGCTTTGTTGATGGTGATAACCTGGCCGGATTCGTGGGTGGCTGTGATCTTGTTGTTCATCTCGTTTCCTCCTCTCTTGCTTTACTATGTATATTATAAGGGACGCCGCTATAAACTGTCAAGCGTTTTGTATACCAATCCGCAAAACTCGTTGATATTGGATAACGCCAGATAGCAACGACCCCGGCGGGAGGTGGTCTCGCCGGGGTCGCTACCAAGAGGGGGATTGAGATGGAGTAATGCTAGGTCTTGGCGTGGTCTTCCAGGTGATGGATCATCTGCCGTTGTAATTCCCGGACATCGTCCTTAATCTCTCCAACGTCGTCCCGGAGGCCGTCCAACTTGGCCACAACGACCTGGTAACGGTCGGAGCTGCCGTTGCCGTGGCGCCGGCTGATGATAGCCCAGGCCACGACCACGACCAGGACGCCGATGGGTCCGACGATCTCGGCCAGCCCTGCCAGGTCTTCCATCTAGGACTCCGGCTCCAGGACCGGCGTGTTGTTCATATCCCCCTTAGATTGTAGGGATTTCGTAGATCCACGCACAAACTTCCCCTCGGTCATCAATTTCAACCTGTATCGTATCCAACTTAATCTGAACGGTTGTAACAACAGCCAGACCACTCTGGTCGATAAAAGAAAAGGGATGAGGTTCAGCGCGGCGTACTAATTGACCCAAGTCTTTTGCCCATTCCGGGTCACGAACTAACCGGCTTTTTGCCAGTTCCTCCTGTTGAATATCCCCCATCTCCTCATTGGTCAACATTTTATCGATCGTATCCTGGGAGATAATAGATTCAAGCGCTATCAGAGAATTGATTTCATCCGCAGAACTGGCAGCGGTTATAACTGCCGGGTCTGCTGTTGCAACATCAATCCCCCTGCTGGTCGCTAACTCTTTAATGCCTAAATCTACCCGCCGAGTAATAGCGATCGCCTTTATCCGTTGCTGAATGGTGGTTGCCGCAGAGTCTACGGCCAGGCTTTTCCCATTACACTCACATCCAAGATCATGTAACGTTTGCCACAATTCGGATTTTACGAGAGCCTTATCCTGGTCTGATGGAGCAGACCAATCAACCGTCGTTTGGCAAGGAACCTGGACTAGCGTTTTAGACATTGGTTTGCACTCCAGTTAAAAACGCCTGGTCCGTGGTGCCTTCCTTACGTGCGAAACAAGCATTAGTAATCATCCAGGCTATATTCCGAGACAGGCTCACATCGTTATACCCATTTGCCGCAGCGAGTAACACCGCTACGGCATTTGCCCCGGTATGGGCGCGAACGGCATCGGTGCTGCCACTTTTAGTGACACAAGAAAGCTGTTCCTCAACGCCGGAGGATGGTTGTCGGTCCGTTTGGGCGGTCCCTACAATCGACGCTACCGCATCACCTATCGCCATAATAAAACCTCCTAGTGTCCCAAAAGTCGAATCCATGCAAAGTCCTGCGCAGCAAGCGCAACGCCGCCACCAGCCGCCGCCGCCCACTTGATACCCGTAGCCTCCCCGGAGTCGGCGGTCAAAACGGTGTCATTGCTGCCGACCGCCAACATGCTCGGAACGCCTGACCCATCCCCCGCCATCAAGTGGCCTTTGGTAGCCATCGTGGCGGTCACCGCGACGGCTGATGTGCTGTTACCAACTAGGATTCCATTTGCGGTGAATGTGGTCGCCCCGGTGCCACCGTTGGCGACCGGCAATGTCCCGCTGACTCCAGTCGCCAGGGCCACCTCGTTCCAGGCCGGGGCATTGCTCGTTCCGGTGTTGGCGAGGTATTGAGTGGAGGTCGTGGACTTGGCTAACCTTGCCGGCGTGTTGGCTCCGCTGGCATAGAGGATGTCACCAGCCGTTGTCATAATCGCAGGGGCCGTCATATTTTGGTTATCACGGATGTAGGTATTCAAATCTGAGGCCAAAACGACGTAACCGCTGGCCCACGTTTTCGGTGAGGTGAAACTCAATTTAGCCCCCTATTCCATGCTCGATGTTTTCCTGTTTCAAAGCCGCCACTGTCTCCCCAGGTTCCCAGTTCCGGTTGACGGCCTCGGCTGGGTTGCGACCGTTCCAGGGCCGCTTGAGTAATTCGGCCTCGATGGCCTTCCGGTTGGACGGGACCGTCACCGCGAACCACTTCCCCTCGTTCCCGGCGTTAGCGCATTCGACGCACATGAAGACCGGCTGGGAGAGGTCAACAACGAGGGCGCTATTGCATCCAGGACAATCGACCAGCCACCGGCCATGATTTATCCGGGCCGCGACCTGGCCGGCGGTGTTCGCCTCGGTCGGGTCGGGTAGTGGGCCGAAGCCCATCCTCATATACATCCTCCCGACCATCGTCAGATACGGCTCCGGCTGGAGGTCTTGGTGTTGGACGATGTAGTCGTCGGCCATATTAGTAAGCCAGCCTTGTCGAGGTTCCGAGAGCCGAGGTATTCAAGACCCAGAAGTCCGAGAACTGGAGGGCGTCCGAGAGGAGGTATGTCACCTGATGGAGCCGGTTGGCGTCGATCTGGTGATGGACCGCCTCGATGAAGAAGTCCCGGTTCAGCGAGAGGTCTGCCGTGTTGGCCGCGACCACAGTCACCCGCTCCGATATGTCCCGGTCCAGCATCTCATTGATGGCGTTGGTGTCCCGGTTGGCGAAATAGGAAAGCTGGAGGACGGCGGTCGGGTCTTTGTAGATGCTCAGATTGAAGTCGGCCCAGTCCAATGCCTCGCCCGTGTCCGGGATGAATTTCGTCTTGCTCGGCCAGGTCCGCTTCCCGAAGGCGGTCTGGGATGTCCCGTCCTCTTGTTTGATGCTGGCCGGGTCGTCCGCCGTGATGGCCGTTCCTCTGGCCTGGAGTTTGGTGATGTAAGCGGTGGCCGAGGTGTCATTGGTGAGCGTGATCTCCATCGTCTCGCTGGACTTGCTCACGGAGATTCCGATGGACGCCGTCACGTTAGTCCCGGAGCCGTCCGCCGCCGTATTCCCCAGCATATCGGTCGTCGCTGCGGTGGTCGTCCATAATGCGACTCCCCTGGCGTTGTTGGCCGAGGCGGTGGTCGGGTATCGTGCGATATACGTCCGGGCCACACCGGGAGCGATGGACGGCGAGCTGGCGCCGGTCTCCGAAAGCGTCCAGAGTACGGCCACGCTGGCGGTCGTGAAGCCCTGAACATCGGTCGAAAACTGATTAAAGATGTGCGGTAATGGATCATCCATAATGAGGCCGGAATATACCCTTGCCGCGTCGGAGGCATCCGAGTAGGTTGCTTGGCTTGTGAGACCCACGCCGGACAAGCGATGGTGGCGGTTGTCAAATATTATCTTGCCGTCCTTCCCTTCCCTGATGAAACCTCCCTCGGTGGACTCGACCTCCTGGAGGGCCGGGACGGTATAGGTTGCCGACTTCCAATAACGAGTAATGGTCGTCTTGCCGGTGTCGAGGGTCCGGTAACTACTTCCCGCGCCCCAGCCGGCGGCGTCCAGGATGTCGTCCACGACCTGGTCCGTCCGTTGGGAGGTGACCATCGGGACTTCGATTTGATCTAGATTTACCTGGCCGAGCGGCCCGGTGCATTCAAGGATGGCCGTGGCATCCCCGCCGAGGAATACTTGGGGAGTTATCCGGACGAGGTAGCCCTGCCAGATGGCTTGATCGGACTGGGTGGTCGATGTCCCCAGGAGCCGGACGGGACGGCCTGGGAGGATGTTGCCGTATATCGGGCTGCTAGAATTAAACTGGTTATAATCCCCGCTCCGGTTGTCCAATACTGCCCGGAGCGTCCCGGCCTTGGACTTCCCGGTCAACTGGCTGGCCCGGTCCCGACCGAATGAACAAGTGATCCCGCGGACCCGCCCCATGTCGATCTCCTCGCCGGTGTCGCCCCAGTCGCCGTCGTTGTTCCAGTCCACTTGTAATTTATAGGTCGCGACTACCATCTAAGCCCTCGCCAGTACGCCCTGGAACCCACCGCCCAGGACGGCGTCCCGGATGACGCTGGTCACCTTTTGCTGGAAGTCATCGAAGCCATTTACGTCCCCGTTTATCACCAAGTTGATCGTCATCCCGGCGCCGCGACCACGCCCCAACGGGACGACCGCCTCCGGGCCGGACTCCCCCAGCATCGCCAGCGTGGGCCGGTTGACGATGCCACCTTTCGCTAGACTTGGAATCTCCGGGATGTTAGGCATCCCGACCGAGAATCCGCCGACCCGCCCGACCAGCGGGA